ACGGAACATTCAAAGGTATTATCACTGAAATAGGAGCTGGAACAATTACAGTCAAGTTCTTATCACATACACCAAGTGGTGGAACTGAAACTGAAAAAGACTACGAAGCATCAGGTGTGTATAAGTTTGGTACTGGAGCAATTACTGTTGTTAATAACAGTGCTGTTGGAGTTCTAACAACCACTGCAAGCAGCACAGTAGATTGGTTTGATAGTCAAACAATCACAACTACAAACGGAGATCCAATTAGTTGGAATCAAATCGCAGAAAGACCTGGAACATCAGCATATGCAGCAGCAAGAAGTTCGAGATTTGATGAGGTTCATGTTGTTGTAATTGACGATGATGGAGATGTTACTGGAAATGCAGGAACAATTCTTGAAAAGAATTTAAATCTATCAAAAGCAAAAGACGCTGAGTTTTCTGCTGGATCTACTTCATACTGGAGAAAGTTTTTACTTAATTCTTCAGACAACATCTTTGGATTAAGTGGTCCTACAAGTCCTGTTACAACAGCATTTAAGAGCACTGGAAATGGATTTGTAAAAGAAACTGATGTAGCATGGGATCAAAACGCACAGAATATTAAATTTGCTGCAAATGGTAATATAGGATATTCTTTATCTGGTGGTAAAAATTATGATGGAACTACCGACATAACTGCTGCTGGTGCTCTAACAGCAACTTTAGGTGACCTAACCAATGGTTATGGTTTATTTGAAAATGTTGAAGAGTTTGATATTGATTTCCTACTTATGGGATCTGGATCATACGCAACCGCTACAGCACAGGCACTTGCAAATAAATTGATTGCAGTTGCTGAACTTAGAAAGGATGCAGTGGCATTCATATCACCTAATAAATCAACATTTATATCAGGTGCAGGAACTGATTCTGCAACAGTAGCATCTGCTGCGGACATCACAAATAATGTATTAGAGTTCTATGCTCCAATCACATCATCAACTTATGCAGTTCTTGATAGTGGATATAAGTACATGTTTGATAGGTTTGGAAATACTTTCAGGTATATTCCACTCAATGGTGATATTGCAGGAACTTGTGCAAGAAATGACATCAATAACTTCCCATGGTTCTCACCAGCAGGGACAGCAAGAGGTGCTATTTTAAACGCAGTTAAACTTGGATACAATCCAAATCAAGCACAAAGGGATAAACTCTATACAAATAGAATTAATCCAGTGATCTTCTCACCAGGAGCAGGAATCGTTCTATTTGGTGATAAGACTGCATTTGGAAAATCATCAGCATTTGATCGTATTAACGTTCGCAGATTATTCATTTTCATTGAAAATGCAATTGAAGCTGCAGCAAAAGATCAATTGTTTGAATTCAACGATGAGATCACAAGGACTAACTTTGTGAACATTGTTGAACCTTTCTTACGTGATGTTCAAGCAAAGAGAGGTATTACAGATTTCAGAGTTGTTTGTGATGAGACAAATAACACTGCTGCTGTTATAGATAATAATGAATTTATAGCAGACATCTTTATTAAACCTGCAAGGTCAATTAACTTCATTGGTCTTACATTTGTCGCCACTAGAACTGGCATCTCATTTGAAGAAGTAATCGGTACAGTTTAACTAAAGGTATAAAAAACTATGGCAACCCAATTTAATAAACCACCATTAAGGACTATCACTGGGTTTAAAAGCAAATTAGCTGGTGGTGGAACTAGACCGAATCTGTTTGAGGTGGAAATTGCTTTTCCTAATGAAACTCAAATAGATAATGACACAAAGGAAAAATCAAGATTCTTAATTAAGGCAGCTGCCTTACCTGCTTCAAACATCACACCAATTGATGTTAACTTTAGAGGTAGGATTTTAAAAATCGCAGGTGATAGAACATTCGACACTTGGACAGTTACAGTTCTAAATGATGTTGACTTCTCAATTCGTTCTGCTTTTGAAAAATGGATGAATCTTATTAACAAGATGGAAGATAATACAGGAGAACAAGACCCTGCAATTTATCAACCAGATGCATATGTTCATCAATTAGACCGTGACGGTTCAACACTTAGAACTTACAAGTTCCATGATGTGTTCCCAACTCAGGTAAGTCAGATAGATCTTTCATACGAAACTACTGATGCGATTGAAGAATTTACAGTTGAATTCCAAGTTCAGTGGTGGGAAGCACTCAGAGGTGTAGGTGCTAACGCTGGCGGTGAAGATATTAACTAAATTGCATAAATAGTGCTATAATAAAGAAAAGAAAAAAATTATACTATGCCTAAACTGTTTGGTTTCTCTATTGATGACTCGGATGGCAAACCCGATTCAGTGGTCTCACCCGTACCTCAATCCAATGAGGACGGGGTTGATTATTATATTCAATCTGGTTTTTATGGTCAGTATGTAGATATTGAAGGTGTATTCAGAACTGAATATGATTTAATCCGCAGATATAGAGAAATGGCACTTCATCCAGAATGTGATGGTGCAATCGAAGACGTTGTAAACGAAGCAATTGTAAGTGATTTGTATGATTCTCCTGTTGAAATTGAATTATCAAACGTAAATGCAAGTGATAAAGTAAAAGATACAATAAGAAAAGAATTTAGAGGCATCAAAGAAATGATGGACTTTGATAAAAAGTCCCATGAAATTTTTAGAAATTGGTATGTTGATGGTAGATTATATTACATGAAAGTAATTGATACTAAAAAACCTGAAGATGGTATTCAGGAGATTAGATATATTGATCCAATGAAGATGAAGTTTGTTCGTCAGGAGAAAAAGAAGAACAAAAATTTAGGTGGTGTCGATCTTACAAATGCATTCAAAGGAACTGAAAAAGATTTATATCCAGAGATAGAAGAATATTACGTTTATACACCAAAACCAAACTATCCAGTTGGTTCAATGGGTGGAACAGCCAATACAAAAACATCAATTAAAATTGCAAAAGATTCAATCACATATGTGACATCTGGTTTGTTTGACCGTAATAAAGGAACTTGTTTATCATATTTACATAAAGCAATCAAGGCACTTAATCAACTTAGAATGATTGAGGATAGTCTTGTAATTTACAGAAAGAAGAATATTTTATATTGATGTTGGTAATCTTCCAAAGATAAAAGCAGAACAATATCTTCGTGATGTTATGATGAGATATCGTAACAAATTAGTTTATGATGCTAACACTGGTGAAGTTCGTGATGACAGAAAATTCATGTCAATGATGGAAGATTTCTGGTTACCAAGAAGAGAAGGTGGTAGAGGAACTGAGATTACAACTTTACCTGGTGGACAGAATCTTGGAGAACTTTCTGATATTGAATATTTCCAGAAAAAATTATATCGTGCTTTAAGTGTTCCCGAATCAAGAATCGCAGCAGATGGTGGATTTAATTTAGGTCGTTCATCTGAGATATTAAGAGATGAACTTAAGTTTGCAAAATTTGTAGGTCGTTTAAGAAAACGTTTTGCAAATATGTTCAACGATATGTTGCGTACACAGTTAATTTTAAAGAATGTAATTACACCTGAAGATTGGAAAACTTTAAGTGATCATATTCAATACGATTTTGTGTATGATAATCAATTTGCTGAACTTAAAGAATCTGAATTAACAAATGAAAGATTAGGAACTCTTGCTACAATTGAACCATACATTGGTAAGTATTATTCAAACGAATATGTTCGTAAGAAAATTCTTAGACAGAGTGATCAAGAGATTATTGATATTGACGAACAGATTCAAAAAGAAATTAAAGATGGTATTATTCCAGATCCAAATGCTGTAGATCCTATCACTGGAGAACCACTCGAAGGTGGTGGAGATTTAGGTGATGTTCCACAAGATCCAGACGCAGAACAGGATGCTGCAATCACTGATGCACAGTTAAGTAAAGATACCAAATCGGCTGAGATATAAATAAAATATAACATTATATAAATTTTTATGCCCGATATTATCGATTTGATTGCTCAAGATTCCAAAGCTGCTGACATTAGTTCAGAGATAAAGGATAATTTGTATGCGAAAGCTGCTGAAAAAATAGAAGCACTACGTGGTGGTGTGAGCAACGCTATGTTTGATGAACCACAAGTTGAAGACGAAGTGGAAGATGAAGTCGAAACTGAAACTGAAACTGAAAACGAATTAGAAACAGAAACAGAAACCCCTGAGGAGGAAGAATGAGAACTTTATTAACTGGCACTGGATCTGAGGTTTCACTCAATTCAGCATCCACTGTTGATAATGCAACTGTTGTTAGAGTTGTTAATCTCTCTGGTGCTGATGCAACTGTCAGTGTTGCAAAAAGCACAACATCTGGTTATGCGAGCACTGCGACTGTAACTTTACCAGATAATACGATTGAAATTTTTGAAAAAGGTGCACAGGATGTTATTTCAGCATCTGCTGCAACAGTAAAAGGATTTAAAGTAGGATTTACAGGATAGTAACATGAAACTTATTACGGAAGAAATAGCAAGCGTTAAATTTATCACCGAAGGAAAAGGTGCTAAAAAGAAAATGTATATTGAAGGTGTCTTCTTACAAGGAGATATCAAAAATCGTAATGGGAGAATGTATCCAGTCCAAACTCTTGCAAAAGAAGTTGGTAGATACAATGAGTCGTTCGTAAAAAAAGGACGTGCTCTTGGTGAACTAGGACATCCAGAAGGTCCTACTGTAAATTTAGATCGTGTTTCTCATAAGATTGTTTCTCTTACACAAGAGGGAAATAATTTTAAAGGTAAAGCACAACTTTTAGATACACCAATGGGTAAGATTGCAAAATCTTTAATTGGTGAAGGTGTAACTCTTGGAGTTTCATCTCGTGGAGTTGGTTCTCTAAAAGAAAATAGCGATGGATGCAAAGTTGTAGGTGAAGATTTCATGTTAGCAACTGCTGCAGATATCGTTGCTGATCCATCAGCACCTGATGCTTTTGTATCAGGAATAATGGAAGGAAAAGAGTGGGTTTGGGAAGGAGGAATCCTCCGCGAATCTCTCGCATCTCAAACAAAAAAACATATTAATACATTAGTAGATCAAAAAAGATTAGAAGAACACAAGTTGAATTTATTCAATGATTTTCTTTCAAATCTATAAGTTCTATAAATAAATGTAGATTAAAATACAAATCAATAAAAATGTCCGTTGGCAGCAAATTAGACAAAATGGAAAACATCGAAGAAAACGTAGTGACCAAAGGTGCAAAACCTGCGGATCCTATGCAAAAAATGTCAGGTGCATCAGTAGAAGATCTAGGTGGACCTACTCCTGAAAACTATAAGCCTGATGATGATTCAGCAAAATTAAAAACACCAGGTGGTACTCTTAAGCAAGTTAAGGATATCGTAACTAAAGGTGCAAAACCAGCTGAAGGAGCAAAAGGTATGAAGGAAGAAGAAACCGAAGTTGAAGGCGAAGTAGTTGCCGAAGATGAGCAAACTACTGAAGATGTTGTTTCAGAAGAAGAAACTACAACGGATGAAGTGGTAACTGAAGAAGAAACCACAGAAGATGAGGTTGTTGCTGAAGATAAGATTGATGTTGAGGAAGACCTTAACGCACTTATCGCTGGCGAAGAACTCTCAGAAGAATTTCAAGAGAAGGCACGTACTATTTTTGAAGCTGCTATTAGAACTAAAGTCGCAGAAATGACTGAATCTATTAAAGCACAGTACGAAGAAACTCTTGTAGAAGAAGTCAAGGCAATCAAGGAAGAACTCCAAGATAGATTGGATTCTTATCTTGAGTATGTCGCTGATGAGTGGGTATCTGAAAATGAACTCGCCATCGAGCACGGTCTTAAGACCGAGATGACTGAATCATTCCTTGAAGGAATGAAGAAACTTTTTGAAGATCATTATGTAACCATACCTGAAGAAAAATATGATGTCATCGAGAGCATGGTAGATAAACTTGATGAAATGGAGTCAAAACTCAACGAGCAAATCGATAAGAACGTTGCTCTAAACAAGAGATTGGCTGAGTCAACCGCTGACGTAATTTTTGCCGAAGTTACTGAAGGTCTAGCACAGACACAAAGGGATAAGCTCGCTACTCTAGCAGAAAATGTTGAGTTTGAAAGTGAAAACGGCTATCGTGAGAAGTTAGAAACGCTTAAGGAATCTTATTTCCCAAGCAAAACTAGCACTCCAAACAGCAAGTCTGAAAACTTGACTGAAGAGAGTGAAGCGACTGATTATCAGTCCAAAGCAGTATCTTCCGTTATGGAAAGATATCTTCAGACAATGACCAGAGTTGCTAAAAAGTGATTTTTAAATCATAAATTCAAACAAAACTTTTTAAACTAAAGAGGTAAATTCAAATGCAAATGTTCAATGCTGAACAACTGCAGGAGAAGTGGGCACCAATTCTAGACCACGAAGGTTCAGATAAAATTCAGGATTCACATCGTAGAATGGTAACCGCAGTTCTCCTGGAGAACCAAGAGAAAGCACTAATGGAAGAGAGAGAATTCCTTTCAGAAGCGGCTCCTACAAATAGCACAGGATCTAATGCTGGTACTGCAGGTTTCTCTGCTAACGCAACTGCATCAGGACCTGTTGCAGGTTTCGACCCAGTTCTAATTTCATTAATTAGACGTGCAATGCCAAACTTGGTCGCTTATGACCTAGCAGGTGTTCAACCAATGAATGGTCCAACAGGACTTATCTTCGCAATGAGATCTAAGTTCACTTCAATGGATAGCACTAGTGAAGCACTATTCAACGAAGCAGATACAGCATTCTCTGCTGTTGGTGCTGGAGCAACCACAAGTGGTGTTGGTTCAGGATACACTCAGAACGAAGGTGCAAACACAGGAACTAACGTTGGTTTCGGTACTACACAAAGTGGTTCAGGCGGAAACCCTGCATTACTTAACCCAACTTCAGGTGCACCTGGTAATCAGTTTACTTACAAAACTGGTCGCGGTATGGACACCGAGAAGGCAGAAGCACTCGGAGATGGTAGTGGTCCTAACTTCAACGAAATGGCATTCTCAATCGAGAAAGTTACCGTTACTGCGAAGTCCAGAGCACTAAAGGCAGAGTACAGTTTAGAACTAGCACAAGACCTTAAAGCAATTCATGGATTGAATGCTGAGGCTGAGTTAGCAAACATTCTATCAACTGAGATTCTTGCTGAAATCAACAGAGAAGTTATTCGCTCAATTTACAAGGTTGCAGAAGCTGGTGCTCAAGCAAACGTTGCATCTGGTGGAACATTCGACTTAGACATCGACTCAAATGGTAGATGGTCAGTTGAGAAGTTCAAAGGACTTATCTTCCAGATTGAAAGAGACGCAAACGCAATCGCACAGAGAACTCGTCGTGGAAAGGGTAACATGATCCTATGTTCCGCAGACGTTGCTTCAGCTCTAACAATGGCTGGTGTACTTGATTACACTCCTGCACTAAATGCTAACCTTAACGTAGATGACACAGGCAACACATTTGCTGGTGTATTACAAGGTAAGTATAGAGTATACATCGACCCATATTCTTCAAACGTATCTGCTGATCAGTACTACGTTGTTGGATACAAAGGTTCTTCACCTTATGACGCTGGATTATTCTATTGCCCATACGTTCCTCTACAGATGGTTCGTGCAGTGGGTCAGGATACATTCCAACCTAAGATTGGATTTAAGACAAGATACGGTCTTGTTGCTAACCCATTCGCAGAAGGTGATGTTACATCTCAAGGTCTTGGTAGACTTGCTATTAACTCAAACCGTTACTACAGAAGAGTTAGAGTTGCTAACCTCATGTAATTCAGACATTACATATTTTTC